TCAGAAATAGAACAAAAGCACACTTCGGTGTGCTTTTTTGTATTACAAGCGGTCAAATTTATAATAAATATTTCAAACTTAAGTGAGCATAAGGCTTATTATAAATAAAACGTTCCGAAAAAACATTGAATTTCATTAAAAAATTCCTTTATTTATCAAATAAATGCGATTTGTTTCGGAACGTTTTTTAATGCTTATTTTGCAACATACGGATTATCAATGGAAAGCGTTGCTGTAGACATTGTGCCTCCTAGTACAAAAAAACCGCTTGGTTTCCCTAAGCGGTTCTAATCTATAAGAACTATTACACTACAATCTGCCCCGTCTCTTTTAAGTACTTATAGATACGCCCTAGCATAATCTGCGTTGGCGTTTTGCCAATATCCTCTTTTGTTAGCGGTGCATCAGTAATCGCCTTGGCGGACTGTGCATCAATGTATTTGTACTCACTTGTGATGATTACAAAGTTTGTTACTTCTCCATCGGTATCATCGCCTGTACCGACCACATATTTAGCATTGAGCGAGCCGTCATCTTGCGTTGAGTAGCTTGCGATGGTGGAATACATTGGGTTTAAGATTTTGTTAAAAGTTGTCATAATTTTTCCTTTTATCGATAGTTGAAATAAAAACAATCGCCTGAATTGACCTGCAAGCGGTTGGTTTTGGATATTTAAAAAAGCTGTGGCTATCCGCACTCAGTACTACATTGAGGCGATAACTAACTGATAGAGATATATTTAGCCGTCGAAATGGAATAGGCTAAAACAATAAAATCTAAAGAGCTACCACTTGCATTTCTATTTAATGATTTCTCTATTGTTTTTGTGATTGATTGATTTGCTTCTAAAATGAATGACTCACTTCCGATGATTTCAATATACCTCCTTGTCGGCGCTGCATTTATGGTGACAGTTGCTTTATAGATATATTCGTGTCTATAAATTGGAGAGGAGGAGTTTTCTCCATGTTCTTGCCCCTCATAAATGCGATTACGATGTGAATATTTTAATTTGCCTGTAACCTGCTCTATAACACCTCCCCCTATTAATTGAGATACTTCAAGTTCGCCGGTAAATTTGCCAGTAGCCCCCTCCAATCTTGCACCCTTTATTGTGCCGCCAGAGATAGTTGTACCGCTAATTGTTGTACCATTAATACTTCCGCCACTAATTGTATTACCAGTAATTGTCGTACCTGTAATTGTACCAGCAGTTACCTTACCAAGATTTGCCGATATTGCCGCTAAATTGTTTACATTTAGCTTATCCGCAGTGATCGAACTCCCCACAATATGACTTGCATTAATCGAGTTTGCTGCCATATTTCGAGCTGCAATCGTGCCGGTTGCGATTTCGTTGGCGGTAATGGTATTTGCTGCAATTTGTTGAGCAGTAACGGTATTAGTAACTATTGATCCACCGTGGATAGCGGTTACACCGGCATTTTGCCAAGGGCTAGGCTGAGTGATATCTGTAACATTATCACTAGCCTCCTCAAGCATTGGCCTACGAGCAAATAAAAATGGATTAGCTTTACCTTGAATATTATCTAATCGTAATGCGAAACGAATACAGCCTGAAGTAGGTGCAGTAAATACAACCTTAACCCGTTTCATATTTTTAAATTCGCCTTGATGAGCACTATAGCCAGTAATTACCTCGCTGTTGCCTATCCGACCTAAGTAAGCACCACCAGGTTTTTCGATATTCTCAATGACTAATTTAGCTTGCCCACGATGACAAGCTAACCATACGGAGGCAATATATTTTTTATTAGGCACAACATTAATATCCTGAGATAACCACCCAATTCGCCCAGTATCAGAGGTTTCCTTTGTAGTGCTATACCGCATCGAAAATACTAACTCATTTGGTAGTCCTCCATTTTTTAGTCCGTAATTATCTTGTTCATTCCTATTGAAAATATTACGGGTGTCAATATTTAGCCGATCACCAACTTCTCCTCGCCAGTAGTTCCAGCCAAACGGAGCTATTGACAAATCGGGTGTTGCAAAAATAGGATTAACCAGCAAATTCCCACCTAGCCCAATCGCTAACTTATCCGCCGATATTTGCCCTGCTGCCAAATGCTCCGTTTTAATCGCTCCTGCAGTCAATACAGCAGTTCTGACGGAATTTGCATTGATGTGGTCTCCTGAAATCGAGCCTGTTGCGATTAAATTCCCATTAATCGCTACTTTATTTTCTACCACGCCAAATAGTCTTACTGGCGTGCCGTCTTGGGCGTTTTTCACGACCTCAAATTTATCTGCCATCACAATCACAGAAGATTCCGCATTACGGTTATCTGCCGTTGCACCAAATGCAATACCGGCAATCGCTTTGCGTCCACCGGCAATGGTTTCGGTTTTGATGGTATGGGTAGCAGATAATTTGCCGTCCACACTTGCTACCGCATTGCTGACTTGGGTAATTTTAGATGAGTTTGATCCGACTGAGGCATTGACCGTATCAATGCGAGAGCTTAATGCAGAGTCGGCATTCGCTAAAGTCTCCTGAATAGTATCAATTTTAGCCGAAACTGCACTAACCGCACTGTCCACATCTTCAGGTGCTGGCGTCCAGTCTGTGGCTACGTTGCCTTTTTCAAGTTTGACGCTGTGAAACGCTAACCAATCTGTGGTCTCATAAGTACCATTTACACCAACAAGCAGATAGGCTCGCTCACTTGTCCATTCGGCAGTAAAGGTTATTTTAGGTCTGTTTAATAGGCTGGCTATAACAGGTATTGTTGCTAACCGTTGATTAGCCCCATCAGCACGCATCAAGAATACATAGTTGAGCCCCGTTTTTTGTATGCCGGCTGTACCCTGTACATTCAGGCTAAGTGTGTACTCTTGACCCTGTCTGATATTACTTACTTGAGCGGCTGGTGCTTGTACAATACCGGCCACACCTGCGCCACCAAGCATTCCGAGTCGTATCAACATATTGCCGCGATAGACTGTGCGTGTGATTGATGACATTTTTGTATTGTAGTTGATGTGTTGGTTGTAAGTACTGTCTATCAGTAAGTTCCTTGCACCGATAGAAAGTGAATCAACGGCAGATTTTGCATCAGCTTTCCAAATTGACTGTAAGGAGCTTTGAGCAATACTTGCCACCTCAGTTTTATTTGCTTTGGCGGTTTCCAAACGAGAGAGCGAACCTTCCGTTGTTTTGGTGCGCGCGGTTAGATCACGCAGTGTCGTCACCGTTGTCTGATTAAGTTCCGTCACTGCCCGTTCGGTGCGAGTGAGGTTACTTTCCGCTGCCCCCATTCGGGTTGTGAGCCCCGAAATCTGCGTAGCTTTGGCTTGATCTGCTTTAGCTTGTGCCGCCTGATAAGCGGTGAGGTTGGACTGAACCGCTGATACTTTGTCGTCAATATCCTTGGCGGTTGGTGTCCAGCCTGTGGCAACATTACCCATTTCGAGCTTAACGCTGTGAAATGCGAACCAGTCTGTCGCCTCAAATATGCCATTTGCGCCAATCAGTAACCGAACTTGATTGCTCGTCCACGGCGCAGTAAATGTCACTTTAGGGCGTTGGGACAATGATGCAGTAAGCGGCAAAGTTGGCAATCTAAAATTGCCACCATCTTCGCGGATAAGGTACACATAGTTTAACCCTGTGCGGGTAAAACCTGCCGTCCCCTGCGCATTTAGTGACAAGGTATAGGTTTCACCCTGACGAATACGCGTAGTGGCTTTTTGTGTGCCTTGAGTCACACCAAAATGCCCTGTGCCTGCTTGGGTCACAAACACTTGAGTCAAGCGACGATCACCATATTGCGAGCTTGCCACTCGTGAGCTACCGCCCCAACGGGCTGTCGTCAAATACTCACTATCAACCAGTAGATTTGCACCACCGATTTTCAAGGCATCCACCGCACTTTGCGCATCGGTGCGCCAAATGCTCTGTAAGTTCTGCTGGGCAATACTTGCCACCTCACTTTTATTCGCTTTGGTTGATTGGAAATTGGTAATAGTTGATTCCGCATTTGCAACACGGCTTGTTATGTCTGTGAGTTTATCTGCATTCACTTTATCTGCATCAACACGAGCTTTTTTTCTTCCGTGATTTTGGCGTTGAAATTAGTCTCTGCTTTGGTCAAGTTCACAGATAACTGATTAAGTTGCTGTGCTTGTGCTGAATCGGTAGCCGCTTGAGTTTGTTTATAACTCGTTAAATCAGCCGAAACAGCACTAACCGCACTCTCCACATCCTCCGGTGCTGGTGTCCAGTCTGTGGCTACGTTGCCTTTTTCAAGTTTGACGCTGTGAAACTCAACAAACTGCTCTGTGCTGGTTTGCCGAAAACCGATTAAGACATAACCTTGTTGCGTGGTAAAAGGAGCCTTGAACGTGAGTTTGTAATGATTAAACTCAGTTTCAGAGGCAACGTTAATCACTGGTAATCTAACGTTATTCCCATCTTGACGCATTAGATAGAGATAGTCTAGTGCCTTACTTCCTCGAGCAAATAATGAGAGTGTATAAGTTTCTCCTTGTTGGAAATAAGATGTGGAATGGCGATTAGATGAAACAATACCAACAGGACCGTTAGTACCTGTTGAGGTTACTTTGATAGTTCGGCGATTTGCATTTTCAGCAAATTCAATTTGTGGGCTACCCCATTTATTGTACGCATTGAACTCGCTGTCTCTTAATAAATTCCGACCGCCGATATTAATATTATCAATCTTAGCATTTAAATTCTGACTGACTTCACTAATGCTTTGGGCATTATTTGCTACCGTACGTTGAATAGTTACGATATTGCTTTCAGCTGCTCCCATTCTTGCTGTTAATGCTTCACGTGCTTGAGACTCCGCTTTATCGGCGTTTGCTCGTGCTGTTTTTTCTTCTTCCAAGCCTGAAAGAGCATTATCAGCTTTTGCTGTGACAGCAGAAATCAACTGTGCTTGTTGAGCATCAACATTTTGTAACTGTGTAACAGCAGCCCCACGAGCGGTTGCTTCAGCTTGAATTTTTTTCGTTAAATTCGCACTTTCGGCTTGAATGGCTTTAGTACGGTTATTTGCTTCGGCAGTAACGGCATCTTGTCGGTTAGTAATCTCTTGGTTAATGTTGCTTTGAGCTGTTTCCGCTAATCTTCTTGCCAAATTTGCGGTGTTATCTGCACCTGTTAATTGCGAAATAAGGGACGTATCAATTTTAGATTTTGATAATTTGCCGGTAACATCTTCCGCAGCCACTGTAGCTGAGTATGCTGTACCGTTCCAAGTATAGAGCTTGCCGTCAGCCTGATTGTAAACTTGAGATGACGCCAGTTTAGTACCTTTGTCGGTCAAATTAGCGACTGTTTTCACTAATTCTAAACCTCTTGCCGGTGCAGCAACATCAAAAACCTCATTAACAATATTGCGTGATAACTGAGTGTTTAATTCGGTTAATCGAGCATCCAAATCAACCGCTGTTTGTCCTCTTACCCCCTGTTGTTGATAAAACGGTCCGACATTAATGCCTCTGGTATGACGTAGCCAATAATAGCGTACAACCTTGTTACCTTTTAGTGTGTGAGCGTAGGTTCTAGCGGTCACTTTTGCGATTTTTTTTGCAAGGGCGAAATTATCGGTTTCGGCCGCGAAAATCTCGGTTTGCGTAACCTCATTTACCCAATCCCATTCGAGGGTAATTTGCCCTAATCCACCTGTTACTACTACACCGGTCGGAGCTGGAGGTCGATCAATAGTAAAGGTTTGTGTTTTTTCGGTGACGATTTGCCCTTTGGCGTTTTTGCCGTAAATAATGACGGTATAATCGCCGTTAGGTAAATCACTTAGTTCAATGTTCGGATCGCTTAAGCCTTTTTTGTATTGATATAAATTGCCATCTTTGGTAATTTTAATATCATAGGTTAGCTTGCCATCACCGGAGCTAATATCACCGGTAATGTAGAGCTTACCGTCATAACCGGTCGAGACTTCCACTGCGTTAATTTGTGGAGCTTTGTAGAGTGTTCTAGCCGTTTCCACAAAGTGAGCGGAGTTATCAACAATTGCCTCTTTCTGCGGTTCGTGTTGTAACGCTGTGATAGTGTTTGTGCCGTCCGCATTTTCGACAATCGAGATTGAGCGATATAATCCAGAGCTGATTTGTTTAGTCGATAACGACCAAACACCGTAGGTTTCTAAGCCGGTTGGTGTACTATCCAGCGTAATTTCTTTGCCGTTTACAGATTGGATTTTGATGGTTGAGTGTGTCGCCTCACCGTTGATGTAAGTAAAATAACTGGCGTTATCAATGCTAATTTCACGGTCAAGGGTAACTTTTCGCCCATTAATCGCCAACACTCGTCCGCCAATTTCCGTGCCGGCATAATGGCTATCGGCTACACGGATAATATCGCCCGGTAAGTGCATTAAGCCCTCACGTCCAACGGTAAAGGTAATGGTTTCCTTTTCTCGTTTTTCGGTTTCTAAAATCCATTTACCGGTACGGTGTGCTTGTCCCCGAGAGGTGCAACCAAAGGCGGTAATTTGACTTAAATTTAAGCCGTGCTTTTTTATTTCTTCATCGTCAGAGACATATTCAATCGCACTTTCATAGCCATTCGTTTTATCCGAATAGGTCACTTGTACCGCATTATGGCGAGATTTGCGGGCAGAATATGAGCGTTCAAAACCGCTGACTACATTAGCGTTGGTATAAGTCCAAACCGGATCACGAGGACGGTCGATAATCACGGAGACTTCCGTGCCGGTCCAAATCGGAATCGCACGGAATACCGAGCAGAAATCATTTAATAAATCATAGGCAGTTTTAACTTCCGTGAGCCATACATCACAGGTAAAACGTGGCTCTTGTCCGCCCATACCGTCCGGCACAAGCTGATCGCAATAGCGAGAGACGTCATACAACGCCCATTTATCAAAGCTGATTTCAACCCCAAGCATTTTGCTTAAAATCGGAGCTAAATCGTAAATTTCCCAAGCAGGGTTGTTCGTCCACGCAACTTTAAATGTGCCGTCCCAAAAGCCGGTGTAAGTGCGTTTAACTGGATCATAATTGCTTGGCACTTTGACTTTTTTCGCTTTAATTAGGTAGTTTCGGGTCGGGATATTATTAAAATACTCCGAATCAAAACTGATACCGGCAACCGCTGAATTAGGGTAGGTAAACTCGGTATCGATAATTTCGGTGTAACTACTCCAAATTGTACCGTTTTGTAAGCGTTGCGAATTGCTATCCTCGGTTAGACGCTCAACTGAGATATTAAATGGCACAGGCGGCAGGTTATCAAACACCACAGATTCAAGGTATTGCGAGCTGTATTTGCCGTTAAAGCTATGCGAATATTGCCGTGTGCCAATCGTGATTTTTAAATCAACATTGGTGGTATTGGTATCGCCTTGATTATTTTGGTGGAATAATGACCTTACTCCCAACGTTAAACGCAAGCGGTTAATTCGTTCATCAGTTACGGTGCGGACAATAGCCCCATTCTTTTTCTTAATCTCAACACCCACATTCACTTCATTCTGTGAGCTATCGTAACCGTCCAACACATCTTGATCTTGCGTACCGACATTTAGCTGACCGCTCACATTATTAAAATTATAGGTGCCGTCATCGTTTTGGATCTGCGTGCCGTCTAGGTAAATCGATTTAAAGCCATCAACCAAGCCTTCAATTTCGCCCTCGCACAGCAATTCCACAATATTCACAATCTGTTTTGAGCGACCGGTTTCCGGTGCTTCAATCGGGGTATGGCTACTGCCGCCACCACCTTTTGCTCCGTAAATACGCATAATTATCCCTTATTTTCTAAAGCCGGTTTTCTTGTTGCTTGCCGGTTGGTTTTCTTTAATGGTGATCGTCTCAACTCCCTGCGATATCACCAGCGAGCCGGTACGAATCAAACCATAAGCCAACGGCACAGGTTTGCCTTGAGCCACCAAGTTATTTAAATTTGAAAAAGCCGTTGAGCTTTCTTTTTCTGTTTCATTACCCATTGTGGGGGCTTTTGGCATTTTGGTGAGCATTTGGGAAACTCCTCCTAGTAACATTGATGCCCCCATTGCTCCAACTGTCATTGCTGTAGCAGAGCCAACCAATCCTAAGCCGATAGGACCTAACGCAAATGCAGCCCCAATTAACGCCACACCTAACACCGCTTGAAAAATACCACCGCTTTTCGCTCCTTTGACAACAGGGGTAAAATGAATGGTTTGCCCTTTCTTCAGGCAATAAAAAAGCCCTTTTTCAAGGGCTGATGGGTCTAAATACTGCTTACCGATACGGACTTTATAAACACCGTCTCGCAACGCTTCACGCAATCCTTTAAGCTGTGAACACAGAGCACGAATTGCCTCAGCGATGTCTTTAACTAAAATTTTAAAATCTGTGCCGAATGTTTTAAGGTGTCCGTAAAATTTAACTGTAATCATAGTTACCACCAACGAATAGCAGTGATAAATTCAGGGGCTTTCCAGATGAACGCAAACAAAAAGAGAATTATTGCGGCTGTCCACATTGTTTTTCTGATTTCTTTTGGGGTAATATTTATTGCTTCCATAAGAACTCCTAGAAATTTGAATGTAAATCGTTTATCATTCATTCAATTTATGTCCTCTTAGTTAGGTAAGTGGATATGAAAAACCCCGAAGTGCTGCAAACGCTTCGGGGTTTGTTTTTGTTACAAGCGGTCATTTTTTGTTAGTTATTTACAGCAATATCATTCAATATGCCGTCAAAATCTAACTTATCCGCCAGTTTATGCCGCCAAATGCTGTGGGTATGACGTAACCAGTAGCCGTCGTATAAATCACGTTTAGATAAACGGTTGGGGCTATGATGGACTACCATCTGATCGCCAATGTAAATGGCAGCGTGGTTCGGCACATCAGCACCTACTTGCATTAAAATCACATCGCCGATTTGTGGGGTTTCCACTCGCTCAAAACCTTGCCCTTGGATATTATCCAAATAAAGATTTTGCCCGGTATGCCACCAGTCATCTTGTCGCTCGAACTCGTCCATCTCGTAACCGGCAAGCATATAGGCATCACGGTAGAGCGTGTAACAATCCATTGTGCCGTGTTTAAACTCACGCCCGATTAAATGTGGTACATTGCGGAATTTATGGATTTGCCGATTATGCACTAGCCACCAATCTAAACCGGTCTGTACCTGCATTTTGCGATCAAGCACAGATAATATAGGCTTGCCGTTTGGCTCGGGATGTGAATGTACCACCGCTACCAGTTCGCCTTTTTCTTCTGCTTTGATGTAATCAAGATCGGATATTTCAAAGTAATTGGCTTTGTCTTCCGCTTGGTTTTCGCAAGGGATAAATCGATTTTTATTGCCGTCAAAAACAACAAAGCCGCACATTTCGTGCGGTTCGTGTTGGAGGGCGTAGTCGATTATTTGTTGTTCCAATTCCATTCATTACCCCAATTTATTCACCGATACAAATCCACCAAAATTACGCTGATTGCCTCGCAATTCACAACCGTTCAGGCAATGGCTGCATTTATCGGCTTTTGGGTCTGATGTTGCCTTGTCTTTTTCATCAAAATACTGCTTGCCGGTGTAGCCACATTCCGCCGAGCGGTAAATCCAAGTGCAGGTGTCCGCCATAATAATTCTGCTGGGGATTTTGGCATTATCGGTTTCAATCGGCAACGCAAGCGTAAAAGTAGCAGTCTCTCGTGTGAGGCTTGAAAGTTGCTCAATCACAAAATGGCTGATGATTTCCTGATTAGGATCGGCTTTGGCATTACCTCCAGCAAAGTTTACTGCATCTAAATATTGGGCGTAAACCTGATGACGGCGAACAATCGCACCGATACATTCGTCAAACTGATTAGCAATACCCGTAACTAAGCCAAACAGATTTGATAGCGTAAGAGTAGGGCGATTGCTTGGGCCGCTGCTGTTACGCTCAAATCCTGTTGCCTCGATGGGGTAAGGGTCGTAAGTTCGACCTTGCCAGACAATACTTGTTTTGAGTTCATTTAGCCCAGAATAAAAGCGGTA